GCAACAAGGCAGCGGCATTGGGGTCTGTGGCGTCACGGCCATACTCAATTTGAAATCCTGTGAAGATTCTAGTGAATTGCAAGAGAAATCTGCGTATCTGTTCGTCGTAAAAGAATTGTTGCATTAGCTTGATCTCTGTCCAGGTTGAGTGATGGGGTAGGGGCGAGCTGGTTTGTCGCCACCTTGATCACCATTGTCGGCTCGTGGTCGCAGTATCTCACTGAGACTCTGACGACTGGGTACGTTGCCCATGTCTGTGGTAGGCACTGTGTATGTATTGTTAACAAAGCCTGAGCGCAGTGAATTGTTGTTGGCACCGTTGTCAAGATTGTTGCGCACACTCTGTTCAATCTTGGCCCACTTGCGTCCGTCATAGCGGAACAAGCGGTTGGGAAAGTAGTCCAAGCGCAAACAGAAATCGCCGGTACCGGGATTGGCAGGGAAACTCACGCCTGGAGTGACCGGCAAACCATTGGGCGGTACACCATCACCAGTGAGATAACCCACAGTGTAACCATCAGCTCTGGGGCTCACGCTCATGCCGCCTTGCGTACCATCCACAGTGTCACCGTCTTGAGTGGTCAAACTTGTGGGGTTAGCTGGTTGTCCATCCACAGTAGTGGGTTCAACATAGAACTGCTTGACATCATAGCCCGAAGCCGGCACTTCCACGTTGGCCTGAGTAACAATGGCATCGTTGATGGCTTGATCTTTGGGTCTGGTGCTGAACTCGTCGCTTTCTGTGGGCGGAGTATACAGAGCCCAGTACGTGGTGTCTGTGATGTTGATGCCTGGCGGTACATTGCGAATGGCTCGATAGTATACATCACCATAGTTCACAATACCACCTGCGGGATAGAAGTTGTCGTTGTCCCAGATCTGCTGTGTGACCACGGGCTTGTCCAGGATGTCTTTGTATTCTTGTGCATTGGTCAAAGGTGTGGCTTTCACACGCCACAGGTGTGGCAACCAAGTTTGGCTAAAACCTTCGCTGGCAAATGCAGCGTCTTGGATTACATAGTATTTGGGTATGGGCTGTGGTATGGATGCATCCAAAGGATAGTAGTCTTTGAGGTTGGGTACTTCCAGCACGTCACCGCTCATGAGCTTGCGTCCAAAAGTGTCAATCATGTTGTTGTAGTGAAACGTGATGAACAGGGTATCGTTGTTGAGAAACAGACCAAACTGAGTGAGATCAAAGTCCACGTCTTGAGTGTTGTACACCCCGCGCATGATGTAGATGTCAGGATCATAGATGCGATCACGGTTTTCCAACAACAGCAAGTCTTGAATGTTCAGTGGACTCAGGGCATCATAAACTGGTTGTGTGGCATCAGCATTGCCCGAAAAAGCTGAATCTTCGCCACCGGTCTGCGGCCCCATGTATTTGTGGCAATAGATATCTACCCCGCCCACAGTGTACATTTCACGAATGGTGCGGTCCAAAAATTGGTAGTCGCGTGTGCGATTGGGGCGGTATAGGCTTAAACGTGGCATAGTTAAGTATTTATGGGCGGTTGACCAATAAATCTCAAACTGCTATAATTACAGTCAAAGGAGCCCGTATGAAAACTGTTGTGATCAAACCCCTGAATCCCCGTAGTCCTGATACCAAACACGTGGGTGAGGAACCGCAATGGCGCGAACAACCTGAGACCAATCGTGTGGCTGTGCTGAGCCGTGCACTGAATTGGTACAACTATTTCTATGGCAAAAAAGAAGCCAAAGACATGATTGTGGCCTATCTCGATCGTCGTGAGCGTAGCTCAGATGCTCGAAAGATTCGAGCCCTGCCCGACAGCAAGATTCGCCTTACCCCGGGCTGGGTTTGTCGCATGGCCGACATGGGCCTGGTGCTGACAGACGCTGAGCAGGTCAAAGTCAATGACATGATCACAGAACTGCTGACCATCAAACAAGAAGCACTGCCGGAAGAAAAGGTCGTGGAAGAGCCAGCAACTCGTGTGACCATTCAGGATCGTTTGCGAGAAAAAATGACTGAATGTGCAGGCGAATTAGAGGGCATGTTGGATGACTTTGTGGCCGCCGGCTGCAAATTGTCAGCTGACTTCAAGCCTGTGGCCTTGATGCGAGGCATGAACATTGCACCACAAATGGTGGGCGAGATTCGCAACATCTGGGCACGACGTCAGGCCGAATATCAAGAAGCCGTGGAAGGCCGTGACGCACAACTGGTGCAGGGCTACAGTCATCTCACCAAAACACAGCTGAAAAACTGCATCAAATTTTGTGAGTTGGTGATCACAGACTGTGGTAGCTATGTGCAGATCAAGAAAGTGGAACGCAAGCCACGCAAAGTGCGAGCAGTGCCACCAGAGAAGAAAGCAGCCAAATTCAAGTTCATGGTGGAATTTCCTGAACTCAAGCTCCGATCACTGCCAGCTTCACAGTTGGTGGACAAGAGCGAGGCCTGGTTATATGACACCAAGAAGCGCAAGCTGATTCACTTGGTAGCTGACGAGTACGCCAAGACATTCACAGTTAAAAGTAACTCAATCATTGGGTTTAGTACTGCGGACACTCAGCAAAAAACTGTGCGTAAACCAGCTGAAACACTCAAAGCACTCAGTGCCGCAGGCAAACCATCGGCCCGCAAGATTTTCAAAGAGCTCACTACCACAGAAACTGCTTGGAATGCTCGAGGTACAGAGAACTTGATCATACTCAAGGCCTGGTAAATATGGGGACACGGAGTCCCCATATGACCGAAAACCCCTTGCCCGAACTCAAGCAGAATCTCATCCAGTACTGCCAACTCACACTGGGTGATCAGATTGTTGATCTTGAGCTAGACCCAGCACACTACGAAGCGGCCTATCAGCGTACCATAGGTACGCTTCGTCAGCGTAGCAACGCAGCCTATGAAGAAGCCTATATCTTCATGGAAGTAGTGCAAGATGTCAACATCTATACCTTGCCACAAGAAGTGGCTTCGGTACGACAGATCTTCCGCAGAACTTTTGGTGACGCCACTGGACCGTTTGCATCAAACTTTGACCCGTTTGCTCAGGCTTCTATAAATGTATACCTCATGAACTTCAACGTGGCCGGCGGCCTGGCCACATATGATTTCTACAGTCAGTATGTAGAATTGGCTGCTCGTATGTTTGGTGGCTATGTAAACTACACTTGGAATCCTGTGACCAAAAAACTACAGATTGTTCGTGACCCCAAGGGCTCGGGGGAGAACTACTTGCTGTGGGTATACCAACTCAAGCCCGAAATACAATTGATCAGCGACTATCAAATGGGACAGTGGATTCGTGACTACATGGTGGCTGCTTGCAAAATGATCATTGGCGAAGCACGTGAAAAGTTCTCAACCATTGCTGGACCGCAGGGCGGAGGCACTCTCAACGGCGCTGCCATGAAAGCCGAAGCACAGACTCGCATGGACGATCTCATCAACCAACTCACCATGTACGTGGACGGCAGTCAGCCTTTGACCTGGGTAATTGGCTAAACATGGCTGACAAAAAAATCTTGTTGACTGGTTGTAGCTTTATAAACGAGTTCAACGTTGACAATGATAAAATTAAAATTTTTGGCTTTCCTGGGGCAGGAAACAGTCTCATAGCTGAAAAGACATTGTCAGAGCTGGCTACTGGAAAATACGATCGTGTTTTTGTGAGTTGGTCTGGCATCAATAGAATTGATGTGCCCGTTGGCGAGAGTTTAGGCTATGTGATTGATCAAGGTTACAAATTCAAGACACACATAGGAAAATCATTTTGGTATGCATCGGGCGGACTTGGTGCCAGTGGGCAATCAAAAAACTGCCCCAAGGCAATTCGCGGCATGTTTGATGCATTTTATAAATTTGCCAATGCCAGGTATCTCACAGATCAAGGCCTGACCGGAGTCCTCAAAGTTCAAAGCTATTTGCAGGCCAAAAAAATTCAACACAAAATGTCATTCATCTATGACATACATAAACGTGATCAGCACTGGGACCATGCATTGGGACGAGTTGACAAGCAATCTCATGTGTATCAATTGATTGACTGGGACAATATCCAAATCACTAATACGCCGCATGAATGGGCCAAACAGCACAATTTTTTGTGCGACGATAAATTTCATCCAACAGTTGATGCAATGAAAGAATGGATTCGCCAAAATTTCAATCTTGATTTAGACAATTTACGACTCTGATCTGGGCGATTGGCTAACATTGATCTTGCTTTCTAACATGAACAATGTTAGAATACAGCATGGACGTAATGATCGACATTGAAGGTTTGGCCACTGGCCCTGATGCCACTATCTTGACCATAGCTGCTCAGTGTTTTGATCCCCTCACACGCGGATACTATCAACAACAGTACTATGCCCGGGTGACACTGGAAAGTCAGGAAGATCGCAAGATCGAGCAAGGTACCATAGATTGGTGGGCTACCCAAACCGCTGCTCAGGAAGAAGCGTTTCATCCCGACAATCGCATCTCGTTGCAACAAGCTCTACAAGAACTGCACAGACTGTGCTGGAAGTGCAATCGTATTTGGATGAACGGCCCTACTTACGATGCCAATATCCTAGAGCATGCCTACAAGAGCTACAACATGCCCTTGCCCTGGCAGTACTACAAGATACGCGATGCTCGCACAGTGTACGGATTGGTACCCAGCCTTGACAAGTATCCAGCCAGCCACCATGCTCTAGAAGACTGTCGTAGGCAGATTGATCTCTTGCATGATGCACTGGAATTTCTCAAAATCAAGGAGCTAAAATGATCATTGGCATTTGTGGATTTATTGGGTCAGGCAAAGATACCATTGCTGACTATCTGGTCAACATTCACGGTTTTCGACGTGAAAGTTTTGCCAACAGCCTCAAGGATGCTGTGGCTTCGGTGTTTGGATGGGATCGTGTGATGCTAGAGGGTCGCACACGACAGGCTCGTGAGTGGCGCGAGCAAGTGGATCCTTGGTGGAGCCAACGACTGAACATGCCCAATCTTACTCCACGCTGGGTGTTACAACACTGGGGCACCGAAGTGTGTCGCATGGGGTTTCACGACGATATTTGGATTGCCAGTTTGGAAAACAAACTGCGCAATGTTCAAGACGAAGTGGTAATTTCGGACTGTAGGTTTCCTAACGAAATCTCTGCCATACGCAATTTGGGCGGCAAGGTCATAAGAGTTCGTCGTGGCAGCGAGCCAGACTGGTACCAAGATGCAGTGAATCTCAATGTTGGCCCTACCAACATGAGCTGGGCTTTGAGCAGAAAGCGTATTGAAGTACTGGGTATCCATGCCAGCGAAACAGCATGGGTAGGCACTGATTTTGATGATGTGTTAGACAACAACGG